AGGCTGGCCCATTCGTTGGCGGGATGTCGGCAGCGAATTACATCGTCGTCCAGAATAACACTGCCGAGCCAGTGCCACTGTGGGGCGTCTTGGCCCTCGGAGCCCCTGGCACTGTGCCGACATCTGAGGTGTGGAGCCAGTTTTTTACGAACATGGTGCTGGGCGGCACGATGCCACAGGGCGGCACGCAGGCCGTCGGGATCGCCATGGAGCCGATCGCCGTCGGGAAATACGGCAGGATGGCTATCTCTGGTCGGTTTTCCTGCAAGGTTAAGGTGCTCTCCGACACCCATCGCTACGCCAGGGGGCGCAAAGACGATGTGACGCAGCTCATCAGCGCCGAGTGTGGACCTATATTCATGCCGTGGAGCGAGGGGGTCGGGGATGATCAATTCGCAGTTGGGATCGCCTAGATGTACCAACCCAACTGCTGCGGGTGTAGCTCATTTTCCATCTATCCCGGCACGTATCAGCTCCTAAACTCTGGCGGGGACATCATCGACGCCCCTGGGTGTCAGCCCCCGCATGAGGTGACGCCAGTCGATGCGACGTGGACGCACGTCGACTTCTCGATTGGATTCTATTCGCACGTTCTGACGCACCAGGGCGGCACGGTGTCTCTAGATCTCGGGGCCGCGAGGATCGATCTGCATAGCTACTGGTGTCCGCTGCTGTCTCGTGGCAATGCCTACCAGTTCGTCTACACCGCAGGCTCGCCCCCATCCGGCGACGAGCTGGACGCCAAGACGACCACGAGCCTCTATGGCAACGCCGTGGCGACCGTCACGATGGCGCTATCCTCGTGGACGCCTGGCAGCGAGTGGGCAGACCCGTGGCCGATTGATGGGTCGCAGGCGACGTACGGCCCCTACCCGTCCAGATTCTACAATCGATCCTTGTACATACTCTTTGTGAACATCGGAGAGACTGGGAATGAGGCACTGCTGGACTACTCGCAGGCCGAGGGGGATGTCGCCACCGTCGCCGACTTCAAGGACCGCATCATCGAGGACGTCGACGACCTGATCACATTCTCCGAGCGACTGCCCCTGTGGGCTGGGCAATCCTATAACGAACAGTTTATCCAATGGACAGTCTACGAGCCTCGGTCGAGCGGTTTCGATACGCCTGTGATCGTGGGGTACAACCACAGGCTTTCTCTCGAATACGAGGGCGACACCACGCTCGTCATCCTCTCGGACATCCCGGCCACACCGGCAGCCACGCTCCATCTGAATATCTCAAGCGTCGCCGATGACAACGGCGAGGAGCTCCCGACGTCTGGGTTTTTCACGGCGTGGGTGGATCGTGGCAGCAAGACGGTGGCGACAAATGTGTCGCTCAACTATCCGACCATCCACTATTCGCGGTGGACGATCTACCTCGATGGCGTGCAGGTGTTCCAAGAGGTGGACCAATCGGAGTCGCAGAACGTCGCCAGCACATGGCTCTCTACCGCCGCAGTCGGTGTGTATTTGATCGTGCGAGACATCGACAGCACCTATCAGCCAGCATGGTCTGGGGCAGGCCCAGACAACCGCAGACGCAACCCACTGCCGCACAGGACGTACTCATCAGCCGTAGTCGATCATACGCTCCCGGTCATTGGCTTTACTCCACCGCACGACTTCCACTACGGCAGCACCGAGCCTGTGGTGGGGATGATGCTCGCGACCGAGCCGATATTCCCAGCCGGCGACACCACTCCGAGGGCAGACGAGGACCTCACATCCCTGGTGTGCAAGCATCCGCATCAAGCCTCTGGCTTGATCGGGTCATCCTTGGCAATTGGCACACACACAGTCAGGGTCGCCGACACGGTCAACACCTACACAGACATCGGTGGCAACCACCCGGCAGAGAATCCGACAGTCAGCTACACCGTTCACGCTGCGATCCCCGAGGATCGCGACGGGTGCATAGCAACGCTCGAAGATCCCTCGCTCCAAACGCGAGAGCACTACCGAGCGAGGCTCACCTCCGAGCCTGTGACACAGCTCACGCTGCATTTCAGCCGGAAGGTCGACCCCGATGGGGTCACGTCGGGCCAGATCTCGATCACGAAGGACGGCGCGGCATTCGCCGGGGCAACGATCGCCCCTGTTGGAACAAGCTGTCAGGACTGGATCATCACGATCCCGTCTGCCGGTCAGGACTCCCGGTCGTTTTTCCTGCTGACGTACGATCCGGCTGGCGTATTCACCGACGACATCCAAACGCTCACGTTTGCCGACTTCGACGCATTCCCACGAGTGATGTACTACGGGGTGCTAGTCGCAGATGGTACGTGGAAAAAGATCTACCGCTACCTAGACCCAGAGTCTGGCGAGTGGCAGTGCTACACCTATGCCATCGAGGGCTACTACGCTACCTACGTGCAGATCGCGGTGGACACACCTCCTCTGGATATAGACGGCAACCCCTACGAGCCAGAGCCCTGCGTGGCCGCTGTGCGTGCTGGCTGGCTCATGGCCGACACCGATGGCTACCTGCGGCAGATCAATTGTGCGACCACGTTTGGCACAGTGGGTATCGGTCGAGCGGTCAGCATCGGTAAGCAGCTCTCTCTCGATCCAGAGGAGGCTGCGTCAACGATCGGCACAAAGGGTGGCTCATTCTTGACGCCGGGGATGGGGACGTTCTCTCCGCTCGTGAACTACGAGAAATACTCCTGCGGCGTGCCATCTCTCACATCGCCGGCAGCCGACTGCTCCTACTTCGGACTGACCACCACGATCGACCCATCCCCGCCAGCTCTGGTGTCGGCGTGTGCGTCGCCTGACGCACAGCAGCGCCACGCCTCGGCGATCCGGTGCGATGGCGACATCACCAGTATTGAGATCTCGCTCGTGGCGTTTGAGACTGGTACGAGCACTCCATACGATTGGTCAGAGGTCAAGTACTGGAACAAAGTCACCAAGGGCGGTGGCACGTTCTCCGGCACTCCGTACTATGGCAGATCAAGCCCACTGGCCGTGGACGTGGCAGTCAATCCAGAAGACTCGCACCGAGCTGCGGCTATTGTCTTGGCGAAGGATGGCGGGCCTCTGACGTTTGGGACCACGCTCGACGGGGACACACTCTCCCAGAATGTCTGGGGATGCGATGGCGTGTCGCTCGCGGCGACGCTGCCTGTGCTGCCGGCATTGAGTCGTGACGTCGCAAAGGTCATCGACTCAGAGGACTACTACTCGGCTACGCACAATGTCATTGGAGGCGATGTCACGACGTACCTAGCGTCGGAGGTGCTGGGGATGCCATTCATCCCGAGGTTGTGCGGAGGTATTTCAGTCATTGTGCGGGCTGGGCTGGGCGATACCTACAACATTAACGGCGAGGACTGCGGGGTCGTGGGCGATTCAGACCCAGTCATGCCTGGGGACTATATTAGCCCGACTCCATGGATTTCTGGCTCTTGGGGCTATGCGCCTTGGTGGGTTTTTCGGCGGCCAGTAAAAGACTTCGAAACCGATTGGGACCACTACCACCGCAGGCTACGGGGGCTGTCTGATGGTGCGTTCACGATCCGCAGCCTCCAAGGATCTGTGTCTTTGTCTCGCAATCACAGCACCTACGCCACGCTCAAGACAACTATTCTGAGCGATCTACAGATCGACATCTCGCTGCGAGTGGCGCTCAAGCTCGACAGCAATTACGGAGAGCGACAGCTTATCGAAGAGACGTACTCGGGAGGGGAGCCTTTTACATACGGCCCAAACTGCGGCGATGCAAGGCCGTACGTATTCCCTCCATTTGATTACAACTACCCCGACGGTCTGCCGTACAACATGACCTTTGAGAGCCCATGGGATGGGACCGACGGCGATGGCACACAGCTCCAGCTCTATCTACGTGGCGCCGTCACAACGCTAGGGCGATGGTCTACCGCCACGCCTATCGCCACCAAGGCCACCACCTCCGACGTGCTCGCCGACATCAATGACACGATCGTGATGAGCAAGGAGCAGGAGGAGCAGTTTGCTAGTGGCACTGAGCTCTATTTCCCTGCGGCGATCCAGAACGATGGCGGGAGGGACTGGTTTTGGCAGATCAAAAAGGTCTAGGGGATCTGGTGGCTATCGCGTTTGCCAGCGTGGGGATCACGCAGGATCGAGCGCAACTGGCCGCAGCATACGTCGGGCTGGCCGACTGCGGATGTGGTCAACGCCGCGAGCATTTGAACTCAATAGGCCGCAGAATCGGCATTGGATCAGGCCCTCTAATCGATCCAGCATCGCCGCCACAATAGAGCCTACGGAGGCTCTGTTTCATGAACGACGAACAGCTCGCACATTTTTTCGGTCTCGCCATCGCCGACCAGATGCGAAAGCTCCCATGGATGCTGCCTCCGGTGCGATACTCTCGGGGCATCCTGATCCCTGTCAGAGACGATCTAGAGATGCGGCTGGCGTGGCATCTGGTGTCTGTGCTGCGGAGCCTCGGATGCACGCTGCCGATCGAGATGTGGATCACAGGGGTCAACCGCACATTCCCCGAGAGCGTGGCCTCGGCCCTGCTCCCACTCGGGGTGACGGTCATCGAGGCCGAGGCTTATAGGCTTGAGCCGAGAGAGGGTGGCAAGGGGGTTGGCGTCGGGTGGCTATCGTCCATGGCGCTACGCTACTCGGGCTGTGCCGAGGTGATTTTGATCGAGCCCGATGTCGTGCCAGCGACAGATCCCACGAGCCTGCTATCCGATCTGACATACGAGAGGCGTGGCCTCATGGTCTGGCCCACGCGAGAGCCACGAGGATCGCTCACCGTGCCAGCCACGATCGATAGCGGCGTGATGCTGGTCAACCGCAAGAAACATTTGGCAGCGCTCGACCTGTGCGTTCTTTTCAACGAATGGGCAGACTACACCTATCGGTTTCAATGCCGACCGGATGACTCGATCATCGGTGCGACATCTCTCACAGGTGGCACGTACCACACGCCCGCTCGGGGCTGCGTCACTCGGGGGCTGGCACTCTGTCAGCACGACAGCAAGGGCGAGCTCTCGTGGCAGAGGCTTGCCACCGCTCGCGAGGCATTGGCCGCAGGGAAAATCTTCGGAGAGGTGTCATGCAGACGCCACGCTCCAGACGCCGCAGCCTCTCTGGCAGCAGTGCTATCAGGCCAAAACCCTTCTAACTCCCGAGAAAATCTGGGGTTTGCAACGCAGAAATCTTCCTGAGAATCGTACCCCTCGGAGGAGCCATGTCGCGACCACGGACAAAAATGAGGATCTCGATCGGCGGGAGTCGATGGCTCATCAGTCGGGCTCGCACTCCACGAGACATCTACGGGGACTGCGACTATGCCACGAGAAAAATAAGAATCTCGCACTCGCTCACTGGCACTGACCTGCTCGACACGATCATTCACGAGACGATTCACGCGAGGTGGCCCGACCTCTCCGAGGAGGCTGTGATTGAGTTTGCGGAACTGCTCGCGACTGTCGCGACGGCGTTTGGATTTACGCAGGAGGACGCATGAAAAAGAAAGTCACCAAGCAGAAGGCATCTCCGCAGATCAGCTTTTTGAAATGTGTTGTGGCTAGAGCCGAGGCGGCCTCTCAAAAAAAGGCAATCGTCTGGGAGGACCGCGTGCCACCCGAGCACCACGCCGCCATCGAGGAGATCCGCTCGGCGTGGCGTAGCGGGCAGATCGCAGGGCCGCTGGCATGCATTGCCAAACTCATCAGCGACGAGCTCGCCACAAGAAACATTGCCACCGTCGGACCACAGGGGGTAATTTTATGGTTGAAAAGAGCGACATAGTCGCGAGCGTCTCGCGGTCGATTGAGCTGGCATCCGATGCCGAGATCGTACGCCTGCGTGCCGAGCTGGCTGGATGCCGGGGGAAGTACAAGGCGGCGCTCATTCAGCTTGAGGCAGAGCGGGCGAAGATCGCCGGACTGTCCGGCCTGTCAGGTATTGCGACCAAAAAACTCAACGCCAGCTCAAAGAAGGCCAAGCGTCACGAGGCGACCATCGTGATCGCACTGAGCGATTGGCACGTCGAGGAGCGAGTCGACCCCGACACGGTCAACGGTCTCAACGACTACAGCCTCGACGTGGCAGACGCTCGCATCCAAGAGCTGGCAGAGCGGATCGCGACGCTCGTGGAGCATGAGCGGAGCCTCGTCTCTGTGCGTCGGATCGTCCTGTGGTGCGGAGGGGACTTTATTTCAGGTCACATCCACGACGACACCGCCGAGCTGGCCCAGCTCGCCCCCCTGGCTGCGTGCCGATGGGCCGGCGAGAGGATCAAGGCTTTGGTAGACCTCGTGGCAGGCATGGCCGACGAGGTGATCGTCGCCACCAATTCGGGAAATCATGGCAGGAGTACCGAGAAGTTGCGATGCGGAACAGAGATGGAGCACTCGTTTGAACAGTCGCTGTATCTCACTCTGGCTGGCGCTGAGAATCGGAAGAACGTCCGGTGGCAAGTCGGGGGCGGCTATCTCAACATCGTAGAGATCGATGGATTCCGCATTCGGTTTCACCACGGCCACGCTGTCCAATATGGAGGCGGGATCGGTGGCATCACCATCCCTGTCAACAAAGCGATCGCCTCGTGGGATCGCATCCAACCGGCAGACCTTACGGTGTTCGGCCACTGGCATCAGTTCCAGTGGCTGCGTGCATCGAAGTACGTCGCCAATGGATCGTTGATCGGACACTCGGCATACGCCACACGCATCAAGGCGAGCTACGAGCCACCGTGCCAAGCGATGATCGTCATCGACCACGGCAGGCGAGAGGTCACTAGAGCGATGCCGATATTTTGCGACAGGGATCTACAGAAAAAGAAGACGTTTTGAAGACACTAGAAACCAAGGAGGACGGGATGAAGGGACCGATAGGGGCAGGACTGATCGAGGGCAACGATGCAATCAGAGTGGCAGTCGCAGAGATGGAGTCTGCTCGTGGAGGTGCGTGCTGCGGTGGAGGCAGGCTACCGGCTGCCACGCCACGCGAGCGAGACGAGGACTGTCTAGTCCCTCCGGAACACTACATCCTGCGGGCCGAGATGGAGCTCAAGGCGGGGCGATCCCTCGGGCAGGGCGTGACACAGATCCACGACTCACCAGCGGAGGCCCTGCTGACACTTGCCACGCAGACGATCGTGGACCGGCGTGGATCGTATGGACCGCCAAAAGAACACTTCGACCGGACGGTGGCCGCGATCAATGCCATTTTCTCTCACAAGCTCGTGAGCCCTCTCACGTCGGCGGAGTGGGCTCAGATCATGATCTTGGACAAGCTGGCCCGTCACCAGGGGCCAGCCCGATCCAGCGACACACCCATCGACATCGCGGGCTACGCAGCGTGTCTGGCCGAGTGCGAGGCCCTGCCTGACCGGACTGGTAGGCCATAGCATTTTACTAGGAGCAGGCTTGTGTTTGTTCGCTCGACTCACTTTCGTCGCGGTGGCGTGGATGGGCGACAGGCTCTGTCGATGGTGTCAGACATTTCGATCTCGTCCTCTTTCACTCCGAGCCAAGCCTACTGGGGCAAGGTGACGAGCAGGCCAGAGCGATCGCAGAGAGAGCTGGAACTGTTGGCGTGGCGGTTGGGTGTGAGCGTGCAAACTGCGAGGCGAGCCATAGAGCTCGGGATGATCTAGATGGCAGACACAGTCACCGACTCGCTGACCGGATCGCTACGCACGTCGCTACTGTGGAGTCGTGTCGACACGCAGGAGGTCGGGGCGATCACCGACAAAGGCTCGGGCGGCGCGCTCTACCCCATCACCGACGGCCACGCAGCCGGCCAAGCGGATCTCATATTTTGCGACACCCGCGAGATCGCCGCAGACACGGTCGAGATGATCGACCTCTCTGACATCTCCCAGACACGCCTCGGGGTGGTCGTGCCATTCACATTTACCGAGATCCGCTGCGTGCGAGTGACCAACAACTCGACCACCGTTGGCAAGAACCTCCTCTTCGGCGTCGATCCCGGCAGGCCCACGCTGGTCCACGCAGCCAACATCGGGCCGGGGTCGGAGTTCGTCACCATCAATCACATCGATAGTTGGATCGTCACCAACGACAACAAAGAAATCTTTATCTGTAACCCCAACGCAACCAGCATCACCTACTCGCTCTACCTCCTCGGCACGGCATACGACTGATGGCAACATTCTCGATGGCAGGAACGCTGCGAATCGTGCCGACTTGGGTCGATGCACTGGACCTGACCACGATCACCGACAAGACCACCGCGAGCCTCGTGTTTTCGTTGGAGCACGGCAGTGGAGCTGGGCAGGCCAATTGCTACTGGCGTGACGTTGTCACAGTGCCAGACGGCGACACGGTGGACCTCGACCTCACAGCCCTACCGACCAACACGTTCGGTGGGTCGGGCTCGATGTGGCTGGCGAGCGTCAAGATCCTGCTCATCGAGAATCGCAGCGAGACGATTCAGTGTGCGATCCAGACGACTGCCGTCAACCGATGGGATGGCTGGACAGACGCGACCTATGTCGTGATTGATCCGCTCGGCGTGATCTACGCAGTGTCGCCGGGGGCGGGCTACACCGTCGGTAACTCGTCCAAGATTCTTTCGATCGCCAATGGCGGCGGCGCTGCTGCTGACATTGCCATCTACATTGTGGGGGTACTCGATTGATGATCAGCACAGCACCAGTACAAGCGACGCAGGATCTGTCCGTCCTCGGAGACAAGATCTCCGCATTCATCGCGATCAGCCAACTCAAGGCCCGCAATGGTCTCACGCTCTCCGAGTTCGGCGAGCTGGTCGTGGCGCTCCTTCGAGTGGTGATGAGCACTGTCGACAGCCTCCCGGCAGAAGGCTCGGAGAAAAAGCAGTGGGCGCTCGACGCAGTCGCAGCCCTGTTTGATTCGCTCGCTGATGGGTGCATCCCAGTCTTGGCATGGCCTATCTGGATCTTGGTCAAGCCCGCTGCCCGATCGATCCTGCTGCTTGTCATCTCCGGTGCGATCGAATCTCTCCTTCCCCTCGTCAGGATTGCCACATGATTCTCATCTCGTGTCTCGTGGCCGCTGTGGCCGTGTTGTTTTGGCCGTCGCACAAAGTGACAGCCGACTATCTGCCCAAGTTCTCGCTACCAAAAGCCTCCGAGCCAGTGCGAGCCACCGAGCCAGTGCGGGAGACTGTCAGCTACGAGGCTGCCATCCACGATCTGGCACACATGCGGCTACGACTCATCGCGACCGATCACCTCGATGAAGCTGTCAGGGCATCCATCGACACAATCACTCTGGCCCTCGTGGCAGGGAGTGACCAGTGAACCAAGCCCGACAAATAGCCGCAGGCGTACTCGTACTGGCAGGGATACTCTCAACGCTCACAGGCAGCGATCCAGCGCCGACCCCTGCCCCACAGCCACCAGATGGCCTCGTGTTGCGTGGCCTGTTCATTGGCCCAACCGCTGCCGAGGATGCACAGATCATCGCGGCCTACTGCGAAGAACTCGCAGGCGAGATCCAGTGGGATGGAATGCAACCCGAGCCGATGCTCAGGACCGGGATCGCGTTCGATGAGTTACGCACCAGGGCAAGGGCTCTGCGGATGCGTGGCGTATCAATTGGCGAGCGTCAGCCGAGGGTGAGGGCAGCAGTCGAGCAGTATCTCATCGACGCTGTCGGCGTGAGCGGTGGGCCTGTGAGCGCCGAGGCTCGCAGCCAGTGGGTCGCAGCATACCGAGAGATCGGGAGGGCTGCTGCTGATGTCGCGAGATGATAAAGATGGGATCGATCTACGCTACGTGATCGCGGGCCTGCTATGCACGCTGTGCGTTTATCTGGCGTTTGTGTCGGCGGTGCGTTTGGAAAACAGCGTGAGCCGATTCGGGTACGTCGCCGACCCCGATGGCACAAAGCGTTTTCTACAAGAACTCGACAAGCCGAATTTCCAACAGGCGGGAGCGGAGGCGATAGCCAAGGCGAAGGGCGTTGATACGTTTCTCTATCGGTCTGCTGTTCGAGCGCACAAGATCCGCTATGGCCGAGACTGGGTCTGTGCCAAACAGGGTATCGGAGACTGTGTCAGTTTTGGTTGGATGCACGGGCTATGGATCAGCCAGTGTGTTGACTGGGACACAGGCAGAATCTCCGAGCCTCCACTCATGCCATGCTCCGAATCAATTTATGGAGGATCGAGGGTCGAGGCTAGAAATAAGCCAGAGGGTGGTGGTGGGTGGAGCGATGGCTCCTACGGTGGAGCTGCTGCTCGTTGGGTACGTGATTGGGGTGTCGTCTATCGGCAGCCAATCGGCGGCCATGACCTGACGATCTACTCCGCAGACCGTGCCAAGCAGTGGGGCAACTTCGGCAATGGTGGCAAGGGCGACAAGGGTGCGCTCGACACCATAGCCAAGACCTACCCCGCGAAGCACGTCGCTCTAATCACTGATTGGGAGTCGTGCTGTGCTGCCATCGAATCAGGTTTTCCCGTGCCAGTGTGCTCGGGGGTTGGCTTCGCAAGTACACGAATGGGTCCTCCAGATCAGGGGTTCGCCGAGCGCCGTGGCGCATGGGGTCACTGCATGTGCCTGGTGGCAACGAGACACGCCGACGGCCCCGGCAAGCGGGATGGAATCCTGTGTCTCAATAGTTGGGGGCCGGATTGGATAGATGGCCCGAAGTGGCCCGACGATCAGCCCGAGGGTTCATTCTGGATTTCCAAATCCACGATCGAGGCCATGCTCTCAGGAGAGGACTCGTTCGCAGTCGGCTCAGTCAGCGGATTCGGTTTCCGCGATCTCTCTCATGGGGATTTCCTAACACCAGCACCGCTACCGAATAGCGAAACATATCAAAAATGATACACATCAAACCACGAACACTGGCCCTGATCGTCTGTGCTGTCATCGGCGTAACGATGTACATGAACCGCACACCAGCCACTCCCACAGTCGATCGCCCTGTGCTGCGTTGGATCATGCGATGTGCCAAGAGTTTCCTCTGGATCGCTCTGGTCGCAGAGGGGCCGCACGACAGGCCAACCGAGGTCGGCGCTGTCAGTGATCGTCCAGGCACAGACACGATCTCACACGCGAGGAGTTTCTGATGTCGTGGCTGTGGCAATGGATACTGGCGGTGCTCGCATCGATGGCGAGCGACCCGACGCAGGCA